ATCGATGCCGATAATATGCGTGCCGTCAGTGTGCTTAACCTGGGTACTATTGATGAACCAGGTCACGCAGATAACACTGCCACTCTCAAACTGAAAAAGACAGCACCGTTCTCTGCTCTGTTGTCTGTTAATGGCGAGCGTAACTCCCAGAAGTCACTGGCAGAATGGATCGAAGACTGGGCCGACTACCTTGTAGGCTTTGATGCTAATGGTGACACCATTCAGGCAACAAAAGCGGCTGCGGCAGTCCGTAAAATCACGATTGAAGCAAACCAGACCGCTGATTTTGAAGATAATGACTTCAGCGGCAAACGCTCCCTGATGGAGTCTGTCGAAGCGAAGACCAAAGACATTATGCCAGTGGCATTTGAATTTAAATGCGTTCCGTTTGAAGGCCTGAAAGAACGTCCGTTTAAATTACGCCTCAGCATTATCACTGGCGATCGTCCTGTACTGGTTCTGCGCATTATTCAGCTGGAAGCAGTCCAGGAAGAAATGGCTAACGAATTTCGTGATCTGCTTGTTGAGAAATTCAAGGACAGCAAAGTAGAAACCTTTATTGGTACTTTCACCGCCTGATTTCATTACTGCAAATGCCCCTGCGGGGGCATTTATGGAAACGTAATTGACTCAATAATCGCCGGATGGTGAGGGCTTCCTTTTACCCGAGCTCAGCGCAGTGCAGCGCATATACGTGGAGAACAAAATGTCATTTATTAAAACTTTTTCCGGGAAGCATTTTTATTATGACAGGATAAATAAAGACAACATCGATATTAACGATATCGCAGTTTCCCTTTCAAATATCTGTCGCTTTGCAGGACATCTTTCACACTTCTACAGTGTCGCCCAGCATGCGGTGCTTTGCAGCCAGCTGGTGCCGCAAGAATTTGCTTTTGAAGCGTTAATGCATGATGCAACAGAAGCATATTGCCAGGACATCCCCGCGCCACTGAAACGACTTCTTCCTGACTATAAACGGATGGAAGAAAAAATAGACGCCGTAATCCGTGAGAAATACGGGTTACCTCCTGTTATGAGCACGCCAGTGAAATATGCCGATCTCATTATGCTGGCAACCGAACGCCGTGATCTCGGGCTTGATGATGGCTCTTTCTGGCCTGTTCTGGAAGGTATCCCGGCAACAGAGATGTTCAAAGTTATTCCACTGTCGCCAGGCCATGCCTACGGGATGTTTATGGAACGTTTTAACGAGTTATCGGAGTTACGCAAATGCGCATGAATGTTTTCGAAATGGAAGGGTTTCTTCGCGGGAAATGTGTACCGCGAGATCTGAAAGTGAATGAAACAAATGCTGAGTACCTGGTACGTAAATTCGATGCGCTTGAAGCTAAATGTGCGGCACTGGAAAACAAAATAATACCAGTGTCAGCTGAACTGCCGCCAGCAAATGAAAGTGTTCTGTTATTTGATGCTAACGGAGAAGGCTGGCTAATTGGCTGGCGTTCTCTCTGGTACACCTGGGGACAAAAAGAAACCGGAGAATGGCAGTGGACATTTCAGGTCGGGGACCTTGAAAACGTCAATATCACTCACTGGGCAGTAATGCCGAAAGCACCGGAGAATAAGAAATGAGCGTGATAAAAACTCATACGGGAATTGTTATCACCCGAGACGGTCCGCAGGTAAAAAAACTGCACCAGACAAAGCGGATGTGGGTCGTCGGAAAAAACGAGTTTTACCACAAAGAAAACGGACGCCGCCACTTTGCAGAAAATACTCGCCGCCGACTGCTGATCGATACCATCAAGCCTATCGAGGTGAAGCATATTTAAACAGAACGAAAAATCTATCGCTCAAATTGCTGAGTATATCCCGCGTGCGTGCCGGGGTATGCAGTTGCAGGAAGCCAAAGCACGCCTGGAGAAAAAAATTGCGCTCTATATCGATGACGGCTGTGATACTGCCGTTCTTAACGCGGCGTTCGCGCCAGCTCTTAACAGTCATACGCGAGAGTCTTTTTTTTCGTGCATCGCAGCGCAGATCCGCAAAGGAGGCAGCCAGTGAGTAGGTTCGTAAGGTTACAGATACGTATATCTGAATAATTAAATTCAGTTCTGTAAATAAAATTTAATCCTTAACCGGAGGGATTCCTGCACCCTCAGAACATCAGGAGACCGCCCGAAAGGGCGGTAATGAAAAATGGCTGAATTAACCAAATGGCTACAAAACACGATTACCGGAATTGAAACGGTAGTAGACGATAAATCGTTTGTATGTGATGAAATAGTATTCAAAATCGATGTGGTTAAAAACGTACTTACCGCATTTAAAGTCGCGCTGGCATCGCTGGAAGCCGAACCGGTGACATGGCGATATCGCTACGTGAGAAAAGGCGTTACGAACTTTCAGGAGAAGCCGTGGGTTGGTGACTGGAAATATGTACCGACAAAAGAGGATTGCAACGACAGGCCGAACTATGAAATTCAGGCGTTATTCACGGCCCAGCCTGTGCCACTGACACCCGAAGGATTGATTAAAGCGGTGCGCTTCTATGAACAGGTTAAGAGTGAAAATCCGCCAGTCGAAACCGGAGCATGGAAAGACGCTGTTGACTGGGTGCTCAAAGAGGCTTGTCAGGCTGTAAACATTGGCATCAAAGGAGAGTGAGATGAACGGACAAATATCAATTGTTCGACCGGGAGCATGTGACGATCGCGAGATACGAATGATTATTCGTCTGGCGATGGGGAAAACAATAACAGCTCTCATTACTCCTGAAAATCTCGCATTAGCATTAACAGGAAAGTCAGACTTGCCAGTAGAGCTAAAGCTGCGAAATGTTGAGATTAAGGTGAAATAGTTATGAATACTCTTACCAAAGAATGGTTACAGAACACGATTACCAGCATTGAGTCAGCACGGGATGAAATACCGTTCGGACTCGATGAAGATCAAAACAACATGCTTACCGCATTAAAAATTGCACTGGCATCACTGGCAGCAGTATCGGATGAACGAGCAGCCTATGAATTATTTATGGAGAAGCGTTTCGGGGAATCTGTAGATCGCCGTAGGGCAAAAAATGGCGATAGAGAATACATGGCATGGGATATGGCGCTTGGCTGGATTATCTGGTGTCACCGCGCCTCCATGCTTCAGGGTAGCCAACCTGTAAGCCAAACTTACAACTTGCCAGAATTAATCGAAGGCATGGAAGTTTCCATTGATGTAAGCACTTGTGATGCTGATTTAGGTAATCGCTATTTCGGCACCGTCACCGAGGCGTTAGAACTTGATACTGCCAAGAATGGTTACATCCTCCTGGTTCAGGACGCAGAGCCAAACTTCGATATAAATGGCAACTCTCCGGTAATTCCGGATGGTTTATCCACGGTATGCGCTGAGGCTTATCAGGTTGTAGGAGTTATGGCAGATGCGCTTGGTGTATTCGGTGATGCAGCAGTACAGAAAGTTCTGGATAACCTGTCACAGCAAAAACTTGTTCACAGAGATGTGCTGCCGTTCTCGCTTCCGGTAACTCCGGATGGTTGGATAAGCTGTAGTGAGCGAATGCCGGAAAAGGGCCAGAACGTGCTCATTTCGGTGAATTTCGATAGCTCTCTGGTTGAACCGCTAATATGCTCCGCACGCTATACCGGAAGCACTTTTCGGCGCGGAGATGCAACGATTAAGCCGGGTAATGGTATTGAGCAAGCAACTCACTGGATGCCGCTACCGGAACCGCCGCAGGAGGTGAAGTGATGAACAACTTAATGATCGACCTTGAGACGATGGGGAAAAATAAGGATGCACCGATCGTTTCCATTGGCGCGGTGTTCTTCACTCCAGAAACCGGAGACATCGGACAAGAATTTTATGCGGTTGTCAGCCTGGACAGTGCTATGGAGCAAGGGGCCACACCTGACGGCGATACCATCCTGTGGTGGTTGAAACAAAGCCCTGAAGCACGAGCTGCAATCTGTATTGATGATACTTTGTCGATCAGCGATGCACTCTCTGAACTGAGCCATTTCATTAATCGGCACGCAGACAATACGAAATATTTAAAAGTTTGGGGTAACGGGGCCACCTTCGACAACGTAATTTTACGCGGAGCTTATGAACGAGCAGGACAAATCTGCCCATGGGCGTACTGGAATGATCACGATGTACGCACGATCGTTACGCTTGGGCGTTCCATCGGATTCGACCCCAAAATGGACATGCCTTTCGATGGCGAACGGCACAACGCCCTGGCTGATGCTCGTCATCAGGCAAAATATGTTTCAGCTATCTGGCAGAAATTAATTCCTGCCACCAGCACAGAATTATGATTTTCCCGGGTGCAGCCGGTTTTGATGGAGAAAATTATGAACACCTTGTTTTTACTGATGGCTGAATTCAATACCCCAAATATTGAACTCTCAGCAGTTAGCCAAAAGTACTTTGGTATGAGTCCAGCCACGGCAGAAGCAAAAGCAAACGCTTGTAAGTTGCCCGTTCCAACATATCGCATCGGCACATCACAAAAAGCAAAACGTTGCATCAATATTCAAGATCTTGCGGAATACATAGACAAAAGGCGAGAAGAAGGACGTATCGAGTGGGAACAGGTCAGAACAGTCAAACAGAAGGGCAAAGAACATCACTAAAGAAAAAACCCGCCTGAAGGCGGGTTTTCAAAAAGCACCAGCTATGATCATGCTGCTTTGCGACGACGAAGCTTACCCTGCTGCTCTTTACCAGAGACAGTAGCGTGAGTGAACGCATTAGGAGCAGCCTTCATCAGAACTTCAACAGCAGCACCCATACCTGCGAATGCTTTCATTGTGTCGAACTTAACCTGTGGCTTGGTTGCTTTTTGATCTTCCATAGAAAACTCCAGAAGTTATACCGAAACAATTCCTGTTGTTTACTCATCATCAATAGATGATACGCAATATTTATTTTTAAATTTAAGGTTCTTTGGCGTAACTTCATCAGATATATCAAAACCGTCCAGAATTCTATTGAATGTAGCTTCTGGCATATCATCATGAACAGAAATCTCACCCGATTGCTGCTTTCTAACCATGTTATCCACTCGCCAAATTATAGCTTCAGCGTAAACAACATAACTTGGATGCTTGATAAAGCGATGATCACCTGAATTCAAGACGCAAGACGGATCGTGGGGAACCCCATCCTTGATACTAGAAATATTAACAACTAAAACACAATAACAATCGTTAACGGGGTAATAAACAGGATCATTACAAATCACATGAAGATGATTGCATGGCCCAGTTGGGGCAAGCACAGTTCCTTTCCTGTATGGCTGATAATCCGTCATGATAATTGCAAAGAAAATTCCTTAAGTTTCTGAGATTCTTCCATTTTGCCAATTATGCGATTAGCCTCATCCTCGCTTTTACCCTCACTGATCAGCATTTCTTTCAGGTCTATAGGCTTACGAGAATTGCCAGGATTGTGCCACTCTGGACAAACGCTTTCTAAATGCGTCATGTTTGCGAGATCAAATCGGTTCATATGCCCATACAGAGAATAGATTTCATCTAAAATCCGGATATCTGCACGGCTCAACTCATCAAAGACCTCGTCTGCATCCATTTCCCTCGGATCTGAACGCAACAACACATCATGCCCGTTCGTCTCTATCAAGTTGTACCAGTAGTCACCAATGCCTTCAGCCTTACCACGAATCAAGTTCAGCGTATTCGACATGACTGGACCAAATTTCATAGAGTAAAGGCTATCTTCGCCGATCATCCTGCCATGCTTCAAAATCGACTTGCGGTTAGACAGATAGAGCAGCTTCATCAATTTCAGATATGCCATGCGCCCACCTCGCTTAAGAAGTAGGTATGCAGCCATTTGAGCTACTTTTTCTTCGCAAAACATATAAGAAACCTCAAAGATAGTGAACTTTGTAATTATTCTTGATTCTTCATGGGTTGCTTCATCACCAACATGCGCTTCTTATGGTGTGCCCACTTAGGCCTAAGCAACTAGTTACCTTGTTTGTCAAGTTTATAGCTGGCTTTAATCATGGTCAATTGAAGTGATGAGCAAATGATGCTTTCTAAGAATAACAGGTTCCCAATAGGCTCCCACAAAGTGTATAACTAGTTGTTTTTCAACAACGGTACATCCTATCGAGCATTGGTGCAACGCTAAACCGACCACTCCAGTGAACGTCAGTTTTTTCAGGCATTGCGCTGGTTTGGTTGATTTTTTGCATTTCAGAATTACCGTGCATTTTCAAATGTAGAGATTATTTTATCGATATATCATGGAGTTATGTTATTCAGCATCACTGTTCAGGAGGCTCAATAACGGGGTACTATACCATAACAACAGGAAGCGCCTGTCTCATTGCAAAAGAAAAATGAGATCCTCTCAAGGCATGAAGCTCTCACGAAGTGAAGATCTAATCTTATTAGATGTTAGCGTTGTGAAAAGCAATGATAAACAATACAGATTCGGGTAATGACTCCAACTT